AGCTTGCATTTGCATATTTCTTTCCGCTATAGCTTGATCTCTTGCTATTTTCTTTTGTCTACGTAGTTTTAAAAGCTGGTTAGCAAGTTTTAGGTTTTTAATTTCTCTAATATCAATAGCATCCTCTAGCTCTATAGACTGTTGTGCTAACGCTTGTTGTATATTGTTTTCAAGTAAAGCTTTTTCTTCTTCGTCTGGTGACAACTCTATAAATATCCCAAAGTCATGCATGTGCATACTAGTTAAGTCATCTAAAACACCAACATTATTAGATCCTATAGACTGTATAAAAGTGTTTCTCATTGGAGAAAACTCTAACACATCTGATATTCTAAGAGAAACACATTCCGAACATTCAGCTGTTAAAAATAATCCAGCTTGTAATATATGTCTTGTAGCTGTGTTACTGTTAGCGGCTGCTAGTTTTTGTACACCTACCAAAGCGTCTTTATCGGGCATACTACCATCTCTAGCCTCGTTTAAACCAGTTACATCACGTATCATTTGTAAATAGTAGTTGTAATTAGCTATTAACGCTTGTATTTTTTGACCACCAGCCCCACTAGTTATTTCTTGAATAGGTACTTTACCAGGATTCATATCCCCTTCTTGTGTCATAGATCTACCTATAACACTACCTGTTTGAAAAAACATATTTAAAGCTTCTTGTGGATTATAGTTTGTTCCGTTGCCTAAATCAACCTCAGCTAAACCATCTGCGTCTAAATAAACACCATCTGGTACCATACGAGACATTACTTGCTGCAGTTTTAAATGTGTAAGTTGTATCATGTCAGCGAAACCTGTAATACGCTTTACTAATGAATCTATTTTACCCTTGTACATTCTAGGCGCTACTATAGAATAGTTCATTTTAACCTTAGACATATCACTTTTAGGTCTCATCATGTTTTTTGACATCTCCCATCTAAGCAACTTTTCAGTTCCCAATACTAAAGCGCCATCATACAAAACCTCTATTTGTCTAGATAATCTTGTGTAATTACCCTCTTTGTCTTGTGGAGGATTAAAACTATCATCTTTTTGTATTGTCTTATCAGCACCGCTAGCTGTTTGTTTTACCTTGTAAACCTCGTTCATATAGGTTTTATAATTAAAATATAAAACTTGAACTTTATTTTGATCTATTTTATTTTTTTCTACGTAAGAACTGTAGTAATTTGATTGCTCTGGAGTTTTGTTGTTAGATATTTCTTCTAAATCAGACTCCGTAAGATGTGGAAATTGTTTTGCTAATTCGTTTATTGGTATTGTTTTAACCTCGCCTATATAATATATATCATCAAAATACGGTGACTCTGTATAAGAATAAACTAAGTCTGCAGGATCAACATAATCTACTGTTACACCCTCAGAGGTATTAAACCCTGTTTTAACAGCTCCTATACCAAGAACCGTTAGATCGTAATAAAATCTTTTCTTTGTTAATTCATACTTGTTGTTTTCAAAAACAGTATTTAAAGCTTGCTCTTGAGCTATTTCTACGCTTTGCTTGTAGTTTAACTGCATGTGTAAAGCTAATTCTTCTTTTGATTCAGGAAGAACATCTTTGTTATTGTTGTACATGTCTAAGTTAAACGCTGAAGCTACAAATTCGTTAAACTCTTGATTATCCATGTCGTCTATAATCGACTGCATATAAGAAGACCGTTGCGCAACACCGAATGGATCTTGAGAAAACGCTTTTATATCATAAGTTCTATCAGCTATACCATTTACAACTATATCAACAAACTTAGATATGATTGGTACCGGTGTCCAGTCAAGGTTTAAGTAACTTAAGTCACCATTTATAGATAACTCATCTTTATACTTTTGTATTGATTGCTCTCCTCTTGCATACAAACGTAAAGAGTGAAAGTTGTTTTTATTATTTGTATATCTATGATAATTCCTATCAACGCTAAACCACTCGCTTTCTATAGCCTTAGCTATTTTCAAACCATAGTCATAACTCAGTTTTTCAACATCGCTAACTACTTGACTAGGAAAATTATTATGTACAGACTCTGCCATATTTATCGTTTAATTATTTTTGACATACTACCACTGTTTGTATATTTGGAGATATGTATATTCAATTTTTGTTTTTCTGTTTTTGCGTACGGCGCATATAAGTGTCTATTACAAGCCATTACAGCTAATCCAGAGCTTATTGTTGCGTCAAACTTTGTTCTTTTAGTTATATCAAATCTAGCCCAATCGTTCAAGGTTTTATTAAAATATATATTACCATAATTTCCTTCTCCCATACTACCCACGTGGTTTTGAATATACATTTCAATAGCAGCCGCGTGCGCTTGTTTTATATCTTCACTAGAGTTTGGTATACCTCCTATTTCTTTTTCAGCTACAGATAATTTATTCCAAACTTTATCTGGTCTATTCATACTAAAACCTCTATAACCTCTACGTTTCAAATAATACAATAATCGAGGTTTATTATTTTCACAAAGTAACGGCATACTGTAAAAGACTAAAGACATTAATACATCTTCAAAAAATATCTCAGCCGTTGGTGGTCTAGATATGTACTCTAAGAAAAAATGATTAGGTGGAGCATCTTCCATACTAAACTTTGTTAAACCGTGCAACGCTCCATTAGAACCTCTTTCATCAACTGTTCCAGATATATCGTAACTATCACAACCAAAAGCACCCATGTGTTCGTTAGTTGGATGTTTAACACCATTTTTTACTACTATTTTATTCTGCAAATGTAATGGTGGTGTCCAACTAACTTTAAATCTACCTTTTGGGTCTGGATAAAACATAACCTGTGTATCTTTTATACCATTAACCCATTGAAAATTACCAGTGCTTATATTAGCTGACGTTCCTATACCGTCATTATAATCTATCTGTTCGTATATTTTTACCAAGTTAAATATACTATTTTTAGCCTCGTCTCTAAACGCATGCTCTTCAGTTCTTGGAAACTGTCTATAAAATTCATTTAAAGCATCTTGATCTGATTTTAAACCTTCAGCTTCGTTGTTCCAGTGTTCTACAATACCTATGTCTATTAATTCTTGATCTGGACCGTAGACATCTGTGTCAGGAGTATCAAATACTGGAAGTCCGAACTCGTCAATAAATCCTTCGTAGTTCCATTCCATTGGGATAAACAAAGAGTATAAACCAGATTTTGTCTGACCATTTCTATTTCTTTGCGTGACATCTGATGCATAATATAGTTTTTTAAAGTTATCGCCTCCTTTGTCTAGAGCGTTGCTAGTACTACCCATCATACATTTACCAACTATTCTACTACCTAATCTTAAACAGGTTTTTGTAACCCTCCAGTTGTTTAATATGTTGTCAGGCCTTTCCCATTTACCACTTTCGTCGTGAACTAATAAACTTAGTTTTTCACCGTCATAACTATTATCCCCTGTGTTCTTCCAGTCAATAGTCGTATCTAACCCCTTTATATCTTCTAATTTCTCGTTAGCTGTTATTTTCTTTCTTGTAAACTTACTAGCTGGTACTCTATATGCCAGTTCCGTTTTAGGTCTATCCATACCATCTTGTATAGGCTTGAAGAAAAATGGATAATTAATACTAATTGGAACAACTTTGTCTGTAAACATTTTCTTGGCATCCGCACCTGTTTTAGATAGTATACCATACCTACTATCACTTGATATTGTTGCTAGATTGACCGTTTCAGCAGATGACATAAAAGAAAAACCAGATCTACGGTTTTTAAGATAACACATACCGTAACATCTTTTATCGGCCTTACAAGCTTCCCAAAATATAAAAAACAATCTATTAGCTTCTCTAAAGTCTGGAGCACCTACGTCGATCTTACTCCATTGAAGATACATGTAATGCGTTCCAGTTATCCAGGTCGGCTTATTATTATTCATAAACCAAAAACCTTCTTCTCTACGTTTAAACTCCTCGTCTATATAATCAAACCACTGTTCTTTATTTTCATCTGGATAAGCTCTCCAATCAAATATATTTTTAATTCTTTCGAGCTCTTTAGGATATTCCTGCTTAACCCACTTATTCTTTGGATGTTTATATACTTCTTTAGGTGGTTTCGGTAGCGCTATAATTAAATTTTGTATTTCTATAATCTCACCTATAATTCCATTATGTGACAACACAATTAAATCGTGTTCTTTGTTATAACCATACTTCCACTTCTTACCTCTATTCATTCGAGTAATAGTGGTTTTTTTAATAGGCTCTACAGTTTTAACTAAACTTTGCTTGTACATTACTTAGATCTACCTTCTGCGAATCCCTTAAAAGCTTTTTTCTCTGCCTTTTCAGGTGTTTTGCCCTCAAGCAAGTTTTCTTCTTCTTGGATTCTTGTAAGTATTTCAAATGCGTCAAATATAGCTAGTTTTTTAGTAGC